TGATGACATACATGATAAGCTAACCAAGGCATATATGGCATATTTCAAGGCAAATGAAGCATTTGAAGCAAGAAATTCAGTACGTACACACAGAGAGACTCGCAAATGGCTTCGTGAAATAAGATCTTTAGCAAAACAACGCATGGATGAAGTACACGATAGGCATAATTCCAAAAAGGACGTCCCAGAAGATTAGGCTAGGGTAAGTATCCATATGCGATGGACTTACCAAGGTAAAGAAATAGAAGAATTACCCGAAGATGTAGAGGGATTTGTATATCTAATAACCAACAAGACCAACGATAAAAAGTATATAGGCAAGAAATTAGCCAAATTTAAGAAAACACGCCCACCACTCAAAGGCAAGAAAAACAAAAGAAGAAGCAAAGTAGAAAGCGATTGGCGAGATTACTGGGGATCCTCAGATCATTTGATTGCTGACGTTGAAAAAATAGGAACGTTCGGTGACATGTTTGAAGGTGGTCCCACACAGTTAGATAGAGATGAAGCATATGGTAGAGAAGAAGCTGCTCGAAGATTAGTCAACAGATTAAAGTTTGGATCAGAGTCAATAGCCTTTACACCTTTTGTCTATGGTGTGGGTAAAAGCGCCAAGCTCCTGGCAGCAAGAGGCAAAGACCTAGCGTACAGCAATTCTAGATTTGCAAGATGGTTAGATAAATATGTTAGAGCTCCATTCAGTCCTAGAGGCGGATTAACAGAAGAATTGTTTGATGAAGAAAAAGTTAAAGAAGCATTAAAAGCTTCTGATCAAGGTGCAGCAAAAGAAATTGTAGATAATATTACAAAAGAAGTAGATAGACTATATCCAGACGCAGAAAATATTATTGGAAAATCTGGTAGAGCAGAAAGAACAAAATTTTTTACTTTATTAAATGAAGTTTTATTTGGTGGTGATATTAGAAAACCACTGAATAAAAATGCATTAGATGATTTGTTAAAACAATTTGATGACTTAAACGTATCCGCAGAATCAAAAGGTAATATAGTAGGCAGTTTAAATAATGCGAGAGAAGAATTTGTAAAACTAATAGATATATTAGATGCAAATGCTCAAGGCACTAAATTAAATAAAGGTGTTTCTGATCTACAAACATTATTAAAAGACAGAGTTACAAATTGGATAGGCGGAACCTACCGAATCTTTGAAGAACCTAAAAGAGGTTTCTCTACACTCTTTAGTAGATACACACCTACTGATGAAGCTAAAGAAGGAGCCATAAGATTTTTTAGAGAACAGATAGCAAAAGAAGCAGGTGATACAGGTTTTAATGTAGCGACTAGTGACAAGTATTTTAGAGAAGCAAAAGTGCAAGTTGAAAGTTTATTAAATGCTGTTCGAAACAAAGGTAAACCAAAAGCTCTTGCTCTTGGTGAATACGTAAATAAAACAATGGAAGGCAGACCTGGTGCAGATTTTGTAAAACAAGTTATTGATGGCACTGGATTACCTCCAAAAGAAATTAGACAATTGTTAGGAGAAATAACTGATCCTAGATATTCTATATACAATGCAATAACAAACTTGTCTGGTGTGGCTAGAACCACTGCTTATCTATCTAGTGTTGTTTCTAAAAATAATGAAATACAAAAAGCTGGTGGCAGAGGTTTTTTCTGGAACAGCGTAGAAGAAGGTGAACAAGCATTAAGATCTAACACTACAGGTATAAGAATGGTTCCTGTTGATGACATTGTAAAAGAATTACCTGGATCAGGTAAATTTGTAAACCCTGCCGCTGGTAAATTTACAACAGTCGAAATAGCAGAAGCTTTAAAAAATGCAAACAACATAGCTGGTGGCCTTCAAGGTTTTGTAAGAGGTGAAGGTAAAGAAGGAGCTGAAGCAGCTGTTAGTTGGATGTATAGAAATTTATTATTGTTTCCAAAAGGAGTATCACAATTAGCAAAGACTGTGTTTTCTATACCTACACACTTACGTAATATGTTTAGTGCGTTTGGTTTTGCAGGGGCTAATGGTACTTTATTTGATACAGAGTTTTATAAAAGTGCATTTGCAGAAGGTATTGAAGTATCGGGTTTATTAAAAGCTGGCGCACCTAGTGCTAAAGCTCAGGCTGCGTATAGAGAGTTATTAGAATTAGGTGTTGTAAANTCACAAGTACAAATAGCAGATTTAAAAGCTTTACTAACTGATGTTAGATTAGGTCAACAAGTTGCAAACATAGATACTACNGTCAGTCCTTTTATGAACAAAATGAGAAAGGTAAGAGACTTNTTTCAAGGTAAGTATGTTNCNGANGATGATACATTTAAGATCGCAAACTATGTTGTAGAATTAAAAAGATTAAAAAATTACAGAGCAAACGGCAGACCAGTAAATAGAAATGTAATTAAATTACCAGAATCAGAATTAAATATAAAATACAATGTAGCTAGAAAGAATGGATTTAAAGGGACTTACGATGAGTTCTTAGATGACTTTGCATTAAAAACAGAGGCAGCTGACATAGTTAAAAATACTGTGCCTAATTATGCTTTTGTTGGTTCTGCTGTTAGAACAGCAAGATTATTACCGATTGGTAATTTTATGTCGTTTCCATCTGAAATGATTAGAACAACTACAAATATTGTTGAACAAGGTCTAAAAGAATTAAGACACGTACCAGCGCCAGGTGTTAGAGTTAAGGGAAGTAATATAGGTTTATTTGTTACAGAAGTATTAGAAGACGGAACAGAAAGAATAGTTTCAAACAATGCTAGAAACTTAGGTACATACAAAACAGGTCTTACAAGATTATTAGGAATGGCAACTTTTACAACAGGTATACCAATAGCTCTAACTGAAGGAGCTGCAGCTATATATGATGTAACTAAAGATGAACTAGATGCATTGAGAAGATTTGTACCTGAGTGGTCAAAAAACTCTACACTAATTCCCATTAGAGATGATGATGGTGAATTAAGATATATCGATTTTAGTCACAGTAATGCATATGATATTATTAGCAGACCTTTAAGAACGGTAGTTAATAACATACAACAAGGTGACTTAACTGACGAACAACTTTTAACTGGTTTTGTAAATGGTGTTACGGAGGCTAGTGCAGAGATAATGAATCCATTTATATCTGAATCTATTTGGACAGAAGCTACAGCTGATTTAATTATACGAGGTGGTAGAACTGCGGACGGAAGAAGATTATACACAGAACAAACATCAGCAGGTGATAAAGCTGCAATTAGATTTTTACACTTAGGAAATGCTTTAGCTCCATCTTACAAACAATATGTTAGATTATTACAAGCAGCTACAGAAACTCCTACAAAGAGAGGAGAAGAGTTAGATGTTGGTCCAGAGATAGCAGGGTTCATGGGATTGCGTCCTATTAAAGTAGATCCACTAAGATCAATGGGTTTTAAAATTGCTAATTTTCAACGAGGTATAAGAAATGCTAGAAGAGAATTTACCGGTGGTTACTTTGGATTATTAAAAGGTGGACCAGTGGAAGTAAACGACATTATAACTAGATTTGCAAAATCTAACAATGCTAGATTTGGTGTAATGCAGGAAATGAAAAAAGATATTAACGCTGCAGAAACTTTAGGTGTTGGATCAAATGAATTATTTAGAGAGTTTAATGAAAGACAAATATCTGACAAAAATTTTTATAATTTAAAATCTGGTAAATTTGAACCATACTTTCCATCAGAAGATATTGAAGAAAGATTTAGAGAGATAGCTAGAAATTTAGGAACAGGCAATCCTTACATAGCTGCACGTCCAATATTAAGAAGAATGGTAGCTAACATGAGACAAGTATCTTTAGACTCACCATTATTATTTACTTCAGAAATACCAAGTTTTCAAGAAGGAGGACTTGTAGAGAGTGGTGAACCATTAAATATAGAAGATTATTTAATACCAGAGATACCAACACCACCTATCCCTGCAAATGTTGCGGGTGCTAATCCTAATCCGCAGGTAATACAAACTGCGCAACAACCTACTGTGACACAACAAGGACTTACAGAAACAGAAAAAATATACTTATCTCCAGAAGAACAACAAATAGTATTAAGACAACGAGGAATGATAACATAATGCCAGCTGGTGACAAACTAAAACCCAAAAATACAAGAGAGCATTTGCTTTCTATATATGGATATATTACAGGTTTAAAGAAAGACGTTAAACACATGCATGAAGGTATTCACGATTTGGGCGGTAAGATAGACAAGATCTATTGGGTGTTATTGGGTACTGTTGGGGCGGTATCACTTCTGCTGTTAGAAAAAGTCTTAGATCTAGGTTGGTTTGGGTAAGTACAATTCTTTTATTAATTTATACCAAAGAATTTTATATTTTACATTTTTAGTTTTATTCCACATGATAGCGGCTTCATCTATTTGACGTAGTTTTAAATCCAAGCTTTTAATTCTTCCCCCATGACATCATTAGCTATGTTCATTTTATTACGTAGTGCTTTTTGAATCTTAACATCAATTGTATCCTCAGCAATCAAATCAATATAAGTCATAGGTTTGTTTTGACCTATACGATCAATACGTGCTTCTGATTGTAAACGTTTTTCTAAATCATAACCATTAGAATAATAGATCATTGTACTCGCTGCGGTCAGAGTTATACCAAATCCACCAGTGCCAGTTGTACCTACAAAAAATCTACATTCAGGGTCTTCTTGAAACTTTTTAATATTTTTCTGTCTATCTTCTGTGGCCGTTGCACCATAATAATCAACAACAGAATTTTCTCCAAAATGTTTTTTTATTTCTTCTATAATTCTTTTACAATCTTCAACGTAGTAAGACCAAATGACAACCTTACCAGATACCTCCCAAAGTATATCCATAAGTTCTGTTAATCTATTACACGGAAGCTGTTGAGGTTTACCATCGTCTGTTGCGTGATAGCCACAAGATATTTGATGAAGTCTTAACAATTGCACCATAACTGTAGACGTAGAACAAACTTTACCTTCTAACTCTGAGATAGCATACTTTCTCATTTCATCATAAAGTTTTCTTTGTATACCTGTTAAATCTATTTTACGAGTTAAAAATGTTTTTTTAGGTAAATCTAAACAATCGTCTTTTAAAACACGCTCACTAAATTTTTTTATTTTTTCTTCAAGTTCAGGTATATTTCTTTTGTTTGGACCAACAGGCACACTAACAGATCGTGATCCTAAGTTCATAGTTTTCATAATACAATAGTGAGCTCTGTATGCCCAGAAAGAATCAAAGCCTAACAGATAGTTATCTAAAAAAGCTGCTTGACTATATAAATCTAAGGGTGAGTTTGTAATAGGAGAACCAGTTAATATTCTTCTGTACTTAGCAAGAGGTTTTAACTTCATGATATTTTTAGTTCTATTTGCTGTAGGAGTTTTAATAGTTGTAGACTCGTCTATTGCCATCATTGCTTTGTGACAAGATAAAAAACGTCTAGCGAACTCTGTAGCTTTTGGGTATGAAAAAGCTTCTACATTCATGATTAAAATATGAAAGTCTGTACCTGTATCAAACATTGTATTTAACTCTTTTATTTTTTCTATTGAAGAATTAGATGTTTCCCAAAGGACAACTTTCTTTTCAATGTGTTTTACCATGTGATCAGGTATTTCACCTTCATACCAATTTTTATAAACACCTTTTGGAGCTACCAATAATAGGCCATTTATCTCACCTTTATCGTATAACATAGAGGCATTATCTATTAAGACCTTAGATTTACCGGTACCCATCTCCATAAAATATGCAAAATAGGTCTTATCCCAAGAACGTTCTAACGCCTTTAATTGATGGGCATATGGCTTAGTTTTAAACTTGTAATTCATGTTTACTTTTACTTTCTAATTGTTATATATTGATTAAAAGATAAAAAGTCAATGAGCAAAGTTTATTTAATTCAAGACATACCAGGAACAAGTAAAGGTGAGCCTAAATATAATATTGTGGGCGCACAAAAATATGGTGAAATTGTGTCGTTGCTTCCAGAGTTTTCACAAATGATACACTCACCTGGACCTTTGGTTATGAAACTTAGAACGCTTCTAAAGAACTATACNGANGATGATTATCTTTTNTTATCNGGNGANCCTGCNATCATAGGTGTAGTATGTTCATTAGTTTCNGATACAACNAATGGTAGATACAAACTTTTAAAATGGGATCGTCAAGAAAAAACTTATTACCCNATAGAANTAAATATTTTTCAAAAATAGTTGACACTNTAAAATAAATCTNTATATTTCAAATTGCGATAAACGATTATTATTAATGATTAAACTAACAAACANATATGGAGAAAGATATGACTATAGACCTACGAAGAGATGCACCNAATCAGGTGTCAANCGTCAATCCAGACGAACTATCAAAAGAAATTAATACGCTTCAAGAAATAAAACAAGAAGTTATTAATCAAGAAACAAAACTGAAAGAGTTAAAAGAAAGAGAAAAATATTATTCTAATATAATTATACCTGATCTTATGAATCAGCTTAATTTAAAAACTCTAAAATTAAAAGACGGATCAGAAATATCTGTCAAAGATGTATTTGGTGTCTCAATAATTGCTGCTAAAAAGCAAGAGGCACACGACTGGCTTCGGAGACAGGGACTAGGCGCGATTGTGAAAAATGAAATCACAGTTAAGTTTGGTCTCAACGAAGATCACAAGGCAGAGCANTANGCTCTACTTGCANGAGGACAAGGTTATGAACCCGATCGGAAAATTGCAGTTCATGCCGGAACCCTTAGAACAACTTTGCGGGACTTTCATCAAAAAGGTGGCAGTATACCTGCAGAGTTGTTCAACATTGTTTGAAGGAAATCAAACAGAAATAAAAACCAAAAATTAAACTACTAAACCAACAAACATTAAGGAGTAAATTATGGATAAACAAGTAGNAAAAAAGAATAGTGCAGGATCACTTGCAACTATNAATCTCAGAGGCGANGCTGGTAAAGGCGCNGAAGAAATAAGATCGGANGATGTATCAACACCGATTTTAAAAATTCTTCATCAACTTTCACCGGAGTGCAATGAGAGAGACCCAAAATATGTTGAAGGTGCAAAACCTGGCATGATATATGCAGCAGGCTTCACGCAACTTATTAACGGTAACGAGGGACTCAATGTGATTATAGCACATTCTCAAACTAGATATCCGGAGTGGCAGGAGAGAGGCGATAGTGCTTCAGCTCCAGTCGGAACTCATCTAGAGATTCCAGCGGATGCAGTGGAAGAGAAGAATGGTAGATACAGACTACCAAACGGAAACTATGTAGAGAAAACTGCATACTTCTACGTATTAGCATTGGTCGATGGAGAGCCAAGACCAGCAGTAATTGCTATGCGATCTTCAAATCTTACACCAGCGAGAGAGCTAAATAATCTTATTAAGAATCTTAGATTCTCNGATAAAGATGGTTCTTTCAATCCAGCTGCGTACTCTGCAGTTTATAATTTAAAAACTGTGGGTAAAACAGCAGGCAGTAAAAGCTGGCATGTCTACAAGCCATCAAGAGTTAGAAATCTTGANGTGNNTNTNNANGCAGANGCNGANNTATANGAANTNGCACANCAACTTCAAAAGACNGTATCTAAAGGTGCAGCGAAACCAAAATACGAAGCGCCTAAAAATACTGGAGACATTGTATAACAGAGTTGCCGCAGGCNACACTTGCGAGAAGGGGCGGGAAAGCGAGAGTGGAACCGCCCTTTAATACGTTATGAAAGATTTTGAAAAGTATTTTACTGGATTAAAAAGAGACTTTGGTTTTTGCAATGTCAAGAACGGATATTATGACCCTAAAACAAACAAACTTAAATTTGACCCAGGTGATTACGGCTGGGCTAAAAGACCTATAACAGATAAAGATTATCAAGATCATTTAACCGGACAAAAATCTATTGGCTTACAAGCATGTGATGATGAAAGCATGGCTANCTTTGGTGCAATTGATGTTGATCCTGACGATTATGAAAAATTTGATTTACAAAAATATTTAAAAGTTATTGATACTAAAAATTTACCAGTCATTCCAATCGAATCAAAAAGTGGTGGACTTCACATTTATGTATTTACAAAAGAAAAAGTACCTGCATCTTTAATTAGAGAGTTTTTATCTAATCTATTATTTTTATTTGGACTGCCAGCAAAGACAGAAATATTTCCTAAACAAACTGCTCTTGGTAAAAATCAAAATGGAGATAGAACCACTGGTAGTTTTATAAATCTTCCGTATTTTAATGGTGACGAA